TTTTCGCCTTTTCTAAGTACTCTTCCGATAGATTGGAGATTTCTAATTCTCGATTTCGATGGTGAAGCAAACACAACATTATGTAAGTTACGAATATTGATACCGGTAGAAAAAGTCCCATAGGATGCTACGATAATTGCGTTAGATTCTTTCTCGGTTATTTCACGAACTCTTTCTCTTTCTTCAGTTTCCACTCCACCATGAATAAAGAAAACATGACGATTTGGTGATATGTTATTATTTATTAAATCATATAAAGGTTGACCATGACCTTCTACTCTTGAAAATAGAACAAGAGTATTTCCTTTTAAATCTAATGTAAGATTTTTAATAAAGTTATTTCGCTTTGAGTGATTAATAATATATTGAACTTCATCCTCAAAAACATCAAATCGATTCGGTGGGTGTTTCAATAGAAGTATTTTGATATCTAACTTGGCAAGATGACCTTTCTGCATGAGTTCATCTGTTTTAATAATCTTATAAGAAGGTCCAAATAATCCTTCTAAAACCCATTTATGAGTCTGACTTCCATCCAGTGTTCCGGTGAATCCAAAACGATATTTTGCATCACAAAGTTTTGTCATTATAGATATTAATGACTTGGATTTAAACTGGTGTGCCTCATCTCCTACGACTACATTAAATCTGGAAAAATACTGCTTGGGCAATTTGTAAATACTTTGCCAGGTAGTAATAATGACTTGAGAATCAGTTTCTCTTTCCTTTCCCGCATAGATCTTGTGGCAGTATGAACCAACATCAAACCCATAACTTGCAAAATCTTTATACATTTGTTCTACAAGGGAAGTCGTTGGGACAACTACAAGAATATTTTGTTCTTTCTCAACATAATATCTCACAATACCATATATCATCAACGACTTTCCAGAAGCAGTTGGAGATATCAATAATTTTCTATTATGTCTTAGAGCGTCGTATACTCCCTCAACTTGGTAGTCGCGTGGGTTATGCGAACAAATAGAATTTAAATAGTCTTTTACACCTTCTTTTGAGATATTTTCATTTACTTCAAAAGGAAGTCCATAATATTTGTTATTTTTAAAATCGTATGTATAATTATGGTCTTCGCAAAATTTAATTAATTTATCTAAGAGACCGATATAAATTTCCCTTGTATCTACATTAAACAAATATATGCGACCATCCCACCATTTATTTTTATATGCAGGAGAAAATTTAGCATTGGGAACTTCGAATTGAAAAGAATCTTTCAATTCATAATAGACATGAGGTTCTGCAGTAATATGCAAATATACCTCATTCTTTTTTTCTATAACCAAATGACTCATTCACAAAATATCAGTTATAGGTATTTATTCAGTCAATTGTATCCTGCCGTAAACTTATGCCAGTCTATAGCGTTCTTGATGGAGTAATTGCGATTGGAAATCATCTTAATCACTTCCTCAAGAAACTTAAGCATAATGTCATAGTATCTTATTTTCAGATCAATTTTAGAAAGTCTCTCATCTGCACTCATATACCTCTCTATCGCATCCTTTTCTCTTACTTTATAGGGAAATGGTTCTTCTACATAGACCTCTGCTGGTGACTTTCCTGTGTAGTAATTATAACGTTCTAGACGAACTCTATTATAGGTTTCTCTTGCCTTTTCACGAAGAAGAGTAATGGTATTGTAAATGGTGTAATATTTGGAATGTAGTTGAGGAATTTTTAAAGATTCGTCATGTAGGTTGTCAGGATCAATAACAGAATCTCTCTGCCACATCTCCTGAATTTCGTCAAGATTCATAGGGGATTGCCATCTGCACCTAAGATATTGTATACAGTATACTTGAATGTTACCTCTGCAGTCAAGTATTCTACATCAGTGAGTGTTGCATCAAAGTCCAATGACGAGAGAGAAATTGGAAATAAATCTTTAAATTTTACTATAGCGGTATCTCTCAAGTTGCTATTTAAAATTCTTAAAGTTCCGTCACTAAAAACATATTTTGGATCTCTAATACCATCCGGATTTATAATTGCTGTTGCATATTGCTCTGTTGTTTCCGGATACCCAAGACCAATAATCCAATTATGAATTGCCATATAATTTTCTAAATTCTCATCAACCATAAATCTAATATTAAAATCCCCATAGGAAATCTTATCTCCAGGAATATCTAAATCTTTGAGATATGATGGTTGAGTGGCAGTTCCCATTGAAATTTCAGGAATTCTTGCCGAATTGCAAAAGAATGCTACCTTTGGTTCTTTCGCCAGAGTAAATTTAAATCCAACTGGAGATAAAAAATTTCTATTCTGGATTTGATTTGCAAATGCGCTTCTTGCCATAATGTTTTATTTGTATTTAGATAAAAAAAGACCCCCTTGTGGGGGTCTTGGAAAATATGTGGATTTAACTCACATTAAGTTGTCAACACGGACTCTTCTGTAGTAGCGGTTGCTGTTGGCGGTAAGAGTACCGGCCCCAACGGTTGTACCTTGTGAGAATGGGTTCTCTACGAGACCGTATCTGGTCTTAAATCCAATTTTTGGTTGGAAGGTGTTCTCACCAACGGCACGTACCATTTGGAGAGGAACATATGGGCAATAGAACAGACCAGCATCATAAGGAGAGGAACCCTTATAACCAACAACGTAGTACTGGTTAGCAGATACGTTTGCTGAATATGGGTCGATGTAGACTCTGTACTTACCTTGGAGAATACCAGCAAAGGTGTTGCCAGTGTCATCAACGTTAAGGTTAGCATTGAGTGCTGGGGTGTAATCGAGAACACCAGCCATGGTGAGTGCTGAAGCAACGTCAGCAGAGCACATGATGATGTTGCCCTTTCCTCTACGAGTTCTTTGTGCGATTGCGTTAGCATCACGCTCGATTTGGAAGATAAGACCTTTGAACTTTTCAACTGACCAACGACCGTTGGAGTCAACATCAAGGTCAAAGATACCCTGAGTAGCAACGTTTGCCTGAGCACCTGATTCGGCAACCTTGTAGATGGTTCTGATAACTTCGCGGTTGATTTCAGCAAGAATCTCAGTTGAGAGAATGTTTGCGAGTTCCGCTTCAGCATTCAGACCATGGATTGCCTTGAGGTCCTGAGCGAGTTCTAATGAGTACTCAGCTTTCAGAGCGCGTGACTTTGCAGTAACGGTGACTTTCTCGATCGAGAATGCCATTTCGTTGAACTGTGATCCACCAGCAACGCCAAGATTCTCAGCGTCTCCAGTGTACATACCTTCACCTACGTTATAGGTGGTGGCAGTTTGGTTACCTTGTGGGTTGAGAAGACCTGGGTTTGAACCTTGTTGTGAAGTAGTACCAAGACCAACCGCACCGCTTACCCAACCTGCAGTTTCAGTTTGGGCAGTACCAATGCCGGAGAATGCGGAATCTGGTTCGTTGAACAGAGCTTCCGCACCACCTTGAGTCTTGTACTTCGAACGCATTGCGAAGATAAGTCCAGTAGGACCATTCATTGGTTGAACACCTGCGAGGTCATAAGCGACCAAGTTAGGCATTGAACGTCTGATCAAGGAGATCAGAACTGGGTCGAAACCAGCAACGGTTTGACCACCTGAACCTGAATATCCACCCGATGCACCAGCAGCGTTAGCTGAGTTAGTTGGGGTTTCTGAGAGGAACTCACGCTCTTCGCGGAGTGCTCTTTCTTGGTTCTCCAGGAGAACTGCGGTTACCATTCTGCGGTGAGAATCCTTGATTGTATCAAGTCCCTGATAGTCCAGGAGTGGTGCCCACTTCTCCTGCAGATGTTCTGCATTGAACATTTGCATTTGTTTTACCTCTTTTTAAAACGTGTTAGTTTGATTTGTTATGATTTAAAAATCACTTTTTAGAAACTCTTTGAAGAGTCTGAAGATATTGTGACATTACGCCAGTCGATTGACCAACATAATCTACCTCTTCAGCAAGATTATCAATCGTGTTTCTTTGAGCACTAGATTCACTTTTGTTTGATGGAAAATATGATTCCCTCAAAGTAACTAGTTTCTCACGATATCTAGATTCACTATCAAACTCAACATTTTCTGCTAGAGAAGCGAGTTTGTCCTTCTGAGAAAGTGCAAGACCCTCAGTGACTTCAGCAAAGATTGTATCAGTAACCGACTCTGCTAATCTCTTATTAAGAGCAACATTTCTTTGAATTTGCTCGTTGAGTTTTTCTTCCATTTCATCAAGTTTATCTACCATACTCTCGATTACATCATATCTTTCTTCAGGGATTGTTACATAATGATCTTCAAAAAGACCTTTCATTCCTTGGAGGAATGATTCGGTCATTTCAGTTTTAAGACCTTGCTCAATTGCAAGGGCATTTTCTGAAACCCACTCGTCAGCAACATACTCAAGGTATGCATCGACTCTATCGGTGAGTTCTTCTTTAATAGCAACAATTTCTTCTACAAGTGACTCTTCATATTGTGCTTGAAGTTCTTCTTTGATTTCTGCAACTTTAGATTTGATTGCTGCTTCAAAAATGGTGCGGGCCTTCTCTTGGAATTCCTCAGAAAGCTCCTCACCAGCAAGGAGAGCATTAACATCTTCTTCGATGTTAAACTCTTCTTCTACCTTTTCTTCTTTCGACTTTTTCTCACCCTTTTCTTCTTTACCTTTTGGATGCCCACCTTCATCGTTTCCTTTTTCGGGTGCCTCATCCTCATCTTCCTTAGCAGCTTCTGCAACTACTTCTTCTTCTTCTTCGGAAATGAAATCTTCCTCATCCTCTTCAGTCTCTTCCTTGACTGCACCAGAAGCAAGTTTCTGCATTGGATCGGCAGACTTAGCACCTCTGTTTACAACATTTCTGACTTGAGAAAGAGTTTTGCCAGGAGTGGTGAGTTTTGCAGAGTCGTCATCTGTTTTATAATTTTCTGGGGTAGGGCCACCTAAATCTTCCCAAGATCCGGTTTGTCCAGGAGCAATACCTGTGGACAACTTTGGCATTGGTTCAGCTTTAGCAGCGCCTTTGGTTACTACGTTTTCCATTTCTTGTAAATTGCTACCAACGGACATTTGTTTGATTGTGTTATAATCTATATTTATTTATAAATTAAAGATTTGCTAAGAAATCTTGGAATAG